GCTCTTTCGTGATCTGGCCCGGGGCCGTGAGGACGCCGCCCGGGTTCGCCCCGTTCGCGAAAAACTTGGAGCTCTGTTGTTGCATGGTCTGCCCTTGCACCGCGTTCGCCCCGCACGCGTACAACGGCGAGACGCCGATCAACGGATGAAAGAGGCAGATATACGGATCGTGAATGATCTCCCGGGCCGGAACGACGAGCGGCGTCTCGTCCGGGACGCCCGCGAGATCGTTCCGCTCGAGCGAGTAGTACACGGCCCCGTCGGGCGTCAGGAGCGGCGTGACGCGAGACGCGTCGAGGACGTAGAGGGCGGCGACGACGCCGCGGGCGTCGCGTTCCTTCAGGACGTACGCGTTCCCCTGGATCAATTTCGAGAGGATCCATTGCTCGAGAAACGGGCCCGTCAATTGGTAGCGGTTCGGTTCGCGGAGGACGGGCGAGTACGCCGGGTTCGTCGTCTCTCGCCACACGCCAGGCTCGTCGAGCGCCATCAACCGGAGCTCGAGTTTCGCAATGTCGGCCGCGATCATGGACACGCACGCGTAGACGGCCGTCGAGGCGAGCGGCGACTCGACGACGAGCTCGTTGTTTTTTTGCCAGTCGCCCGTGTTCGGCTCGCGGACGATCGTCAACCATCCGCGGCCGCCGCCAGGACCGGAGACGAGCGGGGCGAGGAGCCCGCGGGCGCGGCGGACGATCGTCTGAAAGACGCCCACGGGTTCCCCTTCCGTTGTCCGTGATCGACGTTACGCCGCGGCCGATCCGCGACGCGACGCGCCGCCGTTCCCCAGCGGGGCGGCGAACTGAGGCGTGTACGTCGCCCCGGAGACGAACGCGACGGCGACCGGGATCGGACGGTTCCAATTGATGAACCGCTCCGCCCGGAGCCCGACGAGGTTGTTTTGCCACAGGGACGTATGCACGACGGTTGCGTCCGCGGGATTCATGGGCGCCGAATCCATCTGCAACGACGCCTCGCGCGAGACGTCGATCGTCACGCCGCCATCGTCCGCGTAGAGGACGAGTTGCGGTTGCAACCCGATCACGTTCGTCCCCGCGACGTTGCTCGTCACGACGGTGATCCCGTCGATCGATCCGCCGTCGGCGTTCACGTTCGGGAACGCCCGGTTGCCTTGCGGATCGCGGACCATCCCCAACGTGAGCGCGTTCGTCTCGCTCATGATCAACGTCACGCCGCGGAGCGCCACGTTCGCCGCGGAAAACGCCGCGATGATCGCGTGAATGTCCGCGAGCGGGTTCGCCGTGGACGTGATCGGCGTGAGCCCGTTCGTGATACTCGCGGGCGAGACGTTCGCGACGGCCGCGATCGCCGGATCGATGAATTGATGATCGAGGAATTGCGCGATCCCCGCGATCATGTCGGCCCGGACAATCGATTCGGCATCCGGCGAGCTCGTTCGGACGAGCTCCTCCGTGAGCACGATGATCCCGGCGGCCTTCGCGATCCCGATCGACGCCGTGGTAAACCCGAGCTTCGTCACGGGTTTCGGGGCGCCCTGTCCGACCCAGCCGTAGACGCCGCCCGCGGATTGCACGGGGACGGACACGTTAAACGGGACCTTCCGCAGATTCGGGATCTTCCCGAGGATCGTCGCGGGCCTCAAGAGCGCGATGAACTCGTCCGTGACGTTTTTCATGGTGGCGAGCGCTCCGGCCCAGACCGGATCCGTCGTCGAGCCCGGGGCCATTGCGGCCTTGAGGTAGAGCTCCACTTCCGGCGTCGAGCTCTTCCACTGCTTCGCGATTTCGATCGCCTGGTGTTTGTTGCCGTTCGCGGCGAGCGTCGCCATGCACACGCGGGCGAACGCCGTCCCGGGCTCGACGTTCGATTTCACGCGGACGAACGGGATCGCGCCCGGGCCCGCGGCCTTCGGCGTGATCGGGACGGCCCCGGCCACTTGGAGCCCCTCGAGGCGGCGGAGGCGGACGAGACTCTCGTCGTACCCTTTGACCTCCACGTCGAGCCCGTCAAACTCTTCCGTTTCGCTCGCATCGAGCGTCCGGCCCGCCTCCGCGGCGGCCGTCATGAGCCCGACCATCCGGGCGGCCTTCGCGGAGCGGCTTGCTTCGGTCGTCGTGATCTGTTCGGCGATGGTCTGTGTACCCATACGCGGCGCATCCTTCGCGCCTGGCGATCGAGGAGGGCCCGCAACGCCGGGCGAGGAAGGGCGCAACGCCGCCAGGGATTTGATTACGGAGATCGACGCGTGGACATTGGCCGGGATCGTGACGAGCGAGAGCTCGACGATCTCCGTCCGCCGGAGCCGGAGCGTCCCGTTCGCGAGCCGCTCGATCCCGTCCTCGAGGACCCGGAACCCGATCGACACGCCTCGCACGATCCCGGCCTTGATACTGTGCCAGGCGTCATTGATCCGATCCTGCAACGGGCCCGCGCCCTCGAGGATCGGCATGGACGCCTCGAACGCGATCCCCGCGGCCGTCGGCGGGAAAAACGTCACCGTCCCGATCGGTTTGGATTGATCGTGCTGCCAGAGGAGCGGGACGGGGTTCGCGAAGGTTGCGCCGAACGGATCGACGCTGTGGCCCTGGCGATCGAGATCGGGCGTCGTCGCGACGCCGCGGAACGTCCGCCGCTCCGCGTCGAGCGCCTTCACGACGAGCGACGTATCGAGGTTCGCGTCCGGTTGCACGGGCGCCGATGAGTACGCGGCCGGGCGGCCGCCCGTGTCAATTTTTAATGACAGAAAACGCCCGTCTCTCCGGGCCGTCACGCCTTGTCGCCTCGTCTCTGCTGCACTCCCGGCGTTCTCGTGTGCGCGATTCGCTCAAGTGACGAGTACTTGGCCGCTCCTGTCCGCTCTCAGGGCGCGGCAATCGGAGGCGATAGAAAACAGCGGCCTCCTTCGATCTCTATCGCGGCCCGACGAGCTCGACGAGGTTCGCGATCAACCCGAGGAGGACGGCGGGCCAGAGCGGCGCCCGGCCGATCCCCGCGGCGACCGTGACGAGGAGCGCCAGGACGAGCAACAAGAGCGTGACGTTTAGCATGGTGAGCACCTTTTTAGACCTCCACGATCCGGACGCCGTATTCGATCTCGACGTGCTTTTTTTTCCATTGGTAGAGGGCCGTCCGGACGCCCTTCGCGTCCTCGACGATCGTCCCTTGCGGCGACGCGTAGACGAAATCCGCCCGATAGACGCCGACGACGACGAACGCCTCCGCGGCGCTCGAGAAGGTCCACGGGAGCGGGCCGCCCGTCGGCGGCGGGAGCCGCGGGGCGTGGAGCTCAAAGGACGGTTGCAGGACGAGATCCCAAATCTGCCCCGCCCGCTCGAGGAGGCGGAGCTCGCTGTACCGCCGGGCCTCCCGCGTACTCGCGAACCGGATCCCGTCGATCGTCCGCGGGATCGCGTGATACTTCGATCGGGGCGTGATCCTAACCGGCACGACGCCCGCCCGGTTGTTTCGCGCCCGTCGCGGCGCGGAGGACGCGGCGGATCCATTCCGCCATCGTCAACCGTTCCGCGTGGGCCGTCGCGAGGCTCGCCTCGTATTGCTTTGTGGAGATCCGGAACGAGACGGCGACGGAGGGATCGGCGTCCAGCGGAGGGCGGCCTCGAGGTTTGTCACTCATACGAACCTCTTCACACAACGTGCACTTGCGGCGCGGGCGGGGCCTCCGCGGTTCGGAGCGCCAGGGCCCACGCAATGACGAGCGCCATTACCGGATCGATCCGGCCGCGGCTCCGCTTTTTGATGGGGAAAATGTTGTCTTTCCCGTCGCGTTGAACGACGACGTTCCCGACGCTCCACGTCATGAGCGGATCCCCGCCCGCGTCCACCTCGCCCGCCAGGATCGCGGCCTCGAGGGCGGACGCGCCGCCGCTCATGCCGCGGTAGGTTTGCGGGACCTCGAGGATCGTCTCCGGCGGAAACCCGTCCTCGTTGACGAGTTGCGTAATGAGTTGCTCACTGTGCCAGGGATCGAACCCGACGGCCCGGATCGTCGCGAACCCGCGGAGCTCGCGGAGGGCGGCCCGGATTACTTGGCTATCGATCCGCGTCCCCGGCGTCGTCCGGAGGATCCCGGCCGCCCGCCATTGATCGTAGGGCGCGCGATCCCGATGCGCCCGCTCGACGAGCGTCGCCTCCGGCGTCCAGATCCACCGGAGGACCTTCGCCGCGGGCTCGCCAGGACCGGCCGGAAACAACGCGATCAACGCCGTGAGATCGAGTTTCGCGGAGAGATCGACGCCGACAAAACACGATCGCCCGACGAGATCCGCGGCCGTCCATCCGGTTGTTTGTCCCTTCCGCCATCCGTCCACGGAGAGCCAGGGTTGCGAGGCGTTCACCCATCGATTGAGATGCTTTTGCTCGTACGCGGCCCGGGCCCCGGGGATCCCGCGGGCCTTCGTCACTTTCGAGGCGAGATCGGCCGGGTTCACGGAGACGCCGTAGTTGGGATTCGCCTTGCGGGCCGTCGCCGCGGCCGTCCAATCGTCGCCGTCGTCCGCGTGAGCAATGAACGCGAAGTACGTTTCGTCGATCAACGAGCGCTCGAGGACGTGACATGCGTACGTATGCTCGTCCCCACAGGGCGATTGGAGATCGTCCCCGGCCGTCGTGATCTTGAAGATGATCGGTTGTCGCCGGGCGCCCGTCGCCGTCTCGAGCACGTCGATCATGGCCCGGGTTTTGTACTTATGGATTTCGTCCAGGCTGATAAATTGCGGGTTGAGCCCGTCGAGACTATCCTCGTCCGCCCCGAGCGGCTCGAGCTTCGAGGCGGACGCCTCGCGGTAGAGGTTTGATTTGAGGACCGCGATCCGTTGCTTCAACCAGGGCGATTGTTGGACGAGCCGTTTCGCGTCGCCGAATACGATCCGGGCTTGATCCTTTTTCGTCGCGGCACAATACCCTTCCGCTCCGGCCTCGCCGTCAAAAAAGGTTGCATACAACGCGACGACGGCATCCTCGAGGCTTTTCCCGTTTTTCCGCGGGAGCTCGTTGTAGGAATGACGAAACCGGCGGAGCCCCGTCGTGGTGTGGATCCATCCGAAGAG